AATTTGGTTTTGATGGTACAGATCAATACAGATATGCGAGGGTATTCTAATGGGATTTGCTAATGCTTTTGTTGTTGCTTCTGGTCTTACTCAATATAAGGCACAAGGTAAAATTGGTAAATATAATCAAGCTGTAAATAATAGAAATGCTAAAGTATTAGAAAATCAAGCTATTCAAATAGAACAAAAAGCAGAATTTGATATAGCTCAGTTTAATAAATCATTTAAAAAAATAGAAGGCTCTACAAAAGTAGCAACTGCTAAATCAGGTGCGGTTATTGATAGTGGTAGTGCTTACTATGTTGCATTATCAAATGCTTACGAAGCACAATTACAAAGAAACTTGATTGAATATAATGCTAAAATAGCTGCTGACAATAAAAGAGAAGAAGCAAATTTTGCAATAATAAAAGGTCAAATTGCTAGAAATCAATCTAAACTAGCTCAATTAAATACTATAGTAAGTACAGGTTCTAGTTTACTAAGTATGAATAAAGGAAGTACAGTAGCATAATGCCAAAGTTACCAACATTTCAAGCAGAAGGTTCAGTTAGTCAATTAGCAGGAACTACAACTAATGTTCAAGTTCCTTTAACACAAACTTTAGGAACTGCTTTAAAACCAGTTACTGATCTTATAGTTAAAAATAAAGTTCAAGAAAAAAATTTTGAAAATAAGACAGAAGCATTAAAGTTAGAAAATAATTTTATAACAGATATGCAGAAAGTAAACGATGAAGTAAATATTTTAGAAAATAAAGACCAAGCAAATGCAATATATAAAGAAAAATCAAACGCACTTATTTCTTCTTACGCTGATAAAGCTAGTAATCAAAATGTAAAAACATTGTTTACAAATTCAGCTCTTGGTGAAGTTCAAAAAGGATTATTTAGAGTAGATACTCAAATATCTAAAAATATATTAAATTCATTAAATAATAATGTTGCACAAAAAGAAAATAGATTATTAACTACCGCTTTTTTAGCAGAAGGTGATTTTGATTATGCGGTTCTTCAAACAGATTTAGAAAAATTATATAAAGATCATTATACCGGTCAAGTATCAAATGCTAATTTAAAAAAATTAATAGATGGAATACCGGGTAGAATAGAAATATTTGAAGCAACTCAAGGTCTTACAGAAAACACAAAAGACACTTATTTAAAATTAAAAGATGATAAAGAGTTTATAAACATGCCTTTAAAAGAAAGAATGGAACTTTTAAATGATGCAACATTAATTTTAAGACCAGAGCTTAGATTAGATTATAAGAATTTTATAGCTGCTGCAAAAGTTGGTAAAACTATACCTTTTGATATGAAATTTGCAGAAGAGGTTTTTGATCCAAAAGAAATAATTGGTATGCAAGAGCAATTCTTAATGGTTACAAATGCTCTTGAAGATACTAAAACTTTAAATCAAATACCTTTTAATGACATAGATGAAACATTAAAAACCATGATTAAAAATAAATATGAATCTATGGATTTTATAGATGCACAAAATATGGAGAATTATTTAAAGACTATAGTTTCAACAAGACTAGAAGCTATGAAAACAAACCCTGTAAAATTTATTATTGATACAAATGATGAAGCTAAAAAATTGCTTGATGAATTTAGCACAGAAGAAAATTTAACATTAAAAACAGAAAATAAAAAGGCATTTGTTAATTTTATATATGAAGAGCAAGTAAAAATGGGTAATCCAAAACATTTAATAAAAGTAACATCAACAGGTGAAGCAAGTAGTTTTGTAAACGATTATTTAATATCTGATGCAGGCACAAGATTAGCTATGTTACAAAATGCTGAAGATCAATTTGGAGATTTTTTTTCAAAAGCTATGCTTGAATTTACAGAAGCTGGTTTACCTGAAACAGCAGAGTTATCTTCTTTCTTTGGAAATCCTGAATTAACAAAAAAATTTTTAAGTTTTGATTCTGATGAAGAAAAAAAACAATTAGAAGAATTTGTTTCTTTAAAAGAAACTCCAATGACAGAAATAAAAAGAGGTATACTTAATGATTTAGAAGATTTTTCTAGTGCTGTTATGTTTGCTAATAAATTTGATACTTCTTTTGCGGCAGATAAACTAGATAGAATAGTTGATGTTTTAGGTTACTATGCAGCAAACGAAATAAGAGCAGGTGTAAAACCATCAAAAGCCATTAAAAACGCATCCAATTTAATAAATCAAAGTTTTGAAATAGAAGATTCATACTTTATACCAAGAATTTATGAGGGTATTTCTCTTCCTAATGGACAAATAGATTTTATAAAAGAAAAATCAAAAGCTATTCAAAAAGAATATATAGATTTATGGGGAGCTGTTTCTTTTAAATCTTTAGATGAAAATATAGATGTTGAAATTTTAGATAAAGAAATGAAAGAACAAATGATTAAAAATGGAAGATGGGTAAATAATTCTGATGGTACAGGTTTACTTTTTGGAATTACATTTGGTGATGGATCATTTGCACCTGTATTTAATAAAGAAGGAGAAACTTTAGAATTAAAGTTTGATGATGATAGTTATTTACTACCAAATACTGATATAAGAATACAAATTGGTGGTAAATCTAAAAAAGAACAAATATCACCATGATAATTAAGGTTTTAAATATTATAGAGATTAATAGATGGCTCAACTAGGTTTTGGATTAAATATAAATGAAACTGCTCAAGAAGCAGGTTATGATCAATTTTCACAAGGTTTAGGAGATACACTAAAAGCTGTTGCTGCTGATAATTGGAATTTTAATCCTATATCTTCAATTTTATTATATCAAGATATTTTACAAGAGAGAAGAAATGCAGTTAAACAAGATGATATATTCATTGACAGACAAGAACTTAATACAAAATATAAAAATTTAGGTTTATTTTTTGAACAAGATGAACCTCAATCTGTTGTTGATATTATAGTTCAAGAAAAAAAAGATGAAAGAAGAAGGCAAAGTATTATTGATAGAGGTTCAAAAGGAGCATTACCTTTTGCTGCTAAATTTTTAACTGGTCTTGGTGTTAGTATTCTTGATCCTATAAATATAGGAGTTTCTTTTATACCTGTCTTTGGACAAGCAAGATTTGTAGGTTTAGCTGCAAGACAGGGTTTTACAAAAGCTAGAGCTGTAAGAGGTACAGTAGAAGGAGCTGTTGGTGCTAGTCTTGTTGAACCTATTGTTTATGGTGTAGCTCAATCTGTTCAAGCTGATTACGATTTAATGGATAGTTTTTTAAATGTTACATTCGGAACTCTTATTGGTGGAGGACTTCATGTTGGAGCTGGTAAGTTAAGAGACATGAACACAGCTAGAAAATTTAGAATAAGACAAGAAAAAATTAAAAAGGGTAGAGAAATGCTTGATATTAAAACAGATGAACCAGACCCAGAATTAAATTTATATAAAGAATATTATCCTGAAAATTCTAAAATAATGATGCAATTAGAAAAAAGTGATCCTGAAACAAGAAGGTTAATTCTTGCAAAATCTGTTGGTGATCTTTTAAGTGAAAAACCTGTCGATGTTACTCCTATTGCACAAAAAGATGCAGCATTAAAAAATGTAGTAGAAAACTCACCAGATGCTGAAGTTAGTGTAAAGCCAAAAGAATCTAATCTTGAAAGCACAGAATTAAACACAACAAAAAGAAATCAAAAAAATGTTAAAAATGAAACAAGAGATTCAGAAATAGATGATTTACAATCTCAGTTGGATGCTTTGAAAACAAGACAACAGGATAGTAAAATTAAATTTAAAGATGATACTGAATTAAAATCGACAACAGATGAATTAGATGAACTTAACACAAGGTCAAATGATTTAGATGAAATAGTTAAAGATGCAATTAATTGTGTAAATGGTAGATAAATATGTCAAATAAATGTTTGTTAAGAGTTGAAGAATTACTAAAAAGATCAACTATAAAAGCTGCTAAAAAAGATGAAATAATTAATGCAATAAAAACTGCACAAGCTGAAAAAAAATTATCTACAATAGATGAAATAAATGTAGATAAAATTGCAAAAGAAGTAACTGAACAAATAAAAGCTCAAAAAAAAATAAATAAAAGAAACGCAATAGAAAATGAAATTAAAGTAAGAAAACTTACAGAATATGTTTTAACAGAATTTTCAGAAAATCCTGAAGAAGGCTTGATTGCAATATTAGTTGGTTCAAATGATCAAAAGTTAGGTTCAAGAGCTTCTGTGTCAGTTCAACAAGTATCAAGTGTTAATCAACTAATAGCAGGTTTTAATGCTAGACTTAAAGAAAATAATTTAGTCGAACTTTTTGATAGTGCAGATAAAAATACTCAATTAGCAATAGCTAGAACCATGTTTGAATTAAATCAAAGAAAAACTGCTGTTGAAGAAAATTTAGATATAAAACCACCTGTTACAGAAAAAAATCCACAAATTGTAAAATTAGCAGAAATTATGGAAGATTATTCTGAAATGATAAGACAAAAATTAAATGATAGAGGAGCAAACATAGCAAATCTATGGGGTTACATAGTAAGACAATCTCACGATCCTTATAGAGTTAGAGATGCTGCAAATGTTTTAAAAGTAAAAGATATAGAACCTGATCCAAACTTAAAAAGTAAAAAAGATAGAAATTATAATAAAAATTTTACAGCTTGGAAAAATTTTATAATGAATAAATTAGATCAAGAAAGGACATTTGCCGATGTTGATGACATAGATACATTTTTAGTTAATATTTATAATACTTTAGTTGGAAACAAATATCAAATGGCTGATGGTGCTAGTTCTCTTTATGGATCAAGAGATGTAGCTAAAAGTTCAGTTTACAGAAGAGTTTTACATTTTAAAACAGCAGATGATTGGTTTGCTTATAATGATATTTTTGGTGCTGGTAATTTAAAAGAAGCATTTTTTTCTGGTATGCAAACAGCAGGAAGAAATATTGGTATAATGGACACTTTAGGTACAAAACCAAAAGATAATTTTGAAAAAATAAGAGCTGCTGTTCATCAAAGATTAGTCGATGAAGGTAGAAGTAGCGAAAGTACAAAATCTGGTAAAAGATTTGAAAAATTTGTAAAAGCTGTTGATGGTTCAATTTATACTATAGATGATTTTGCTGGAGCAAAATATTCAGTAATATTAAGAGGAATAGCAACTATGGCAAAACTTGGAGGTGCAACATTATCTGCTGCTGCTGATATAGGTTTATATGCTTCTGAATTGCAATATCAGGGAAGAAATTTTTTAGGTGGTATGTTTGAAGCTATGAATAACATTAGAAAAATAAAAAATTCAAAAGACAAAAAAGATATTGCTGAAATGCTAGGATTTATTGCAGATAACACAATTTATGATATTGCTGGAAGGTATCAAGTTGGCGACCCTATGAGTAAAGGTTGGACAAGATTGCAAAGAACTTTTTTTAAATTAAATCTTTTATCTTGGTGGACAAATACTTTAAAAGAAGGAGCAATGTTGGGTATGGCTAACTTTTATGCTAAACAAAAAAATATTGAATTTGATAATTTAAAACCAGCTATCAAAAGATTATTTGAACAATATAATATAGACTCAAGAAAATGGAATATTATAAGAAAAAAAGCAATGATAAAAGCAGATGATGGAAAAGAATTTTTAAATATAAAAGATTTAGATAATCTTACTGATCAAGAGGTAATAGATATTACAGGTATAAAAAATTTAACTAAAAGACAAATATCTATTGAGAAAGATAAATTTAAAGCATCGGTTTCTGGTATGCTTTTAGATAGATCAATTTATGCAGTTATTGAACCAGATGCTAGAGGAAAAGCAATGCTAACAGGTGGTGCAATGGCTGGAACTTATCCGGGTGAAGTAATGAGATTTATAACTCAATTCAAAGCATTTCCTTTTGCTATATTACAAAAAACATTAGGTAGAGAATTTTCTTTTATTAAAAAAGGAGGTACTGGCAATGTAACAAGGGGAGCATTAGGACTTACAGCAGTTATAGTTACATCTGCCTTTTTTGGATATTTGTCTATGACAATCAAAGATTTATTAAAAGGAAGAACACCAAGAGACCCAACTAAAGGAAAAACAGTTATTGCATCTTTTTTGCAAGGTGGAGGTTTAGGTATATATGGTGATGTTATATTTCAAGAGGCAAGAACTGCTGCGGAAAGGCTTGGTTCTTTACTTGGACCAACAGCACTAACAGCAGGAGACTTGATACAAGCTATATATTTTGGTATAACTGGTAAAGGTGGAAGTGCTGCAAGATCAGCATATAATGCTGTGCAGAAAAATATACCATTTTTGAATTTATTTTATATAAAGAGTGCTTATGATTATTTAATAGGTTATCAAATAATGGAAACTCTATCTCCGGGTGTTTTAAGGAGAACAGAGAGAAGAATGGAAAAAGATTATGGTCAAGATTTTTTATTTACAAAACCCTCATTCAAGTTTAAAGGATTCTAAGTATGACAGTTTCTACAACAATAATTAAATCATCACATAATGGTAATGGCTCAACCACAACATTTGCCTACAGTTTTAAAATATTTGCGGACACAGATTTAGTAGTAATTATCAGATCATCCACAGGAACAGAGACAACTAAAACTTTAACAACTCACTATACTGTTAGTGGAGCAGGTC